CGGTGAACCGGATCTCCGGGTGCTCGGAGACGTAAGCTTTCAACCGGTCCCACGTCTTGATCGTCCGCACGTTGGAGACCAGGGCGGTCCCCGGTACTCGCTCCACACCGGGGACGGGTCGGTAGGCGTCCACGTCGATCGCAAGGGGGATGCACTCCCCGACCGCCCCGATCCCGTCCCGGTGGTTCTCCCTGTGCACCGGGGAGAGAAACACGTTCATCGCGGCATACTCGAACAGACGGCGCGAGAACTCGGGACGTGTGAGCTCCCGGTGGTCGTGCTCGTACTTGACGTACGGCACTCGCCGCTCAAATAGGACGGCCAGGATCGCGCGCACCTGCTCCCCGGAGAAGTGCCACAGGTTGTTCAGGACGATGAGGTCGGCGTTCGCCATCGCGTCGGCGCGGAAGGATGAGGGCGTCATCGGTTCCACGTGGAAACCACATCGCTCCCCCACCTCCACGACGTGCCTCGCGGAGAACTCGGCGCCGCCCCTCCAATCGACCTCGTTGTCCTGAACCCAGGAGATCCTCGTCTTGCGAATCCGCTTCGCTTCCTTCGCACCGATCGCGACTTTTACTTCCGCCGCGCTCTTCGTGGACGGCCGCTCCGCGGGGTCGATGATGCGCCACTTCCCCTTGCGCTCCCCGAGGAGGGCCTTGTCTCGGGAGATCCGCATCCTCGTTCCGTAGGTGCGCCGCAGCGCCTCGTCGATATTCTCGACGGCCACGATACGCGTCATTTTGTCTTGTCCTTCCCATAGACATCCCGGTACGAGAGGAAGTCCTTCGTCTCGTAGGTCTTGCCGCGAGCCGGGGTCATCTCCTTGACCTCGGGGATCGTCTCCCACAGACCGGCGGAGACGCCCTTTGCGACCCTCTCCTCCTGGACGTGCATGGTCTCCCCGTACAGCGCCTTGATCTTCGGGTCGAGGACTTTCACCTTCACCTTTCCCATCCGGCCTCCTCTTGGTCAATGGGCGGAGGCCCCGAAGGACCCCCGCCCGTTGGTTTATGAATTGCCGCCTACGATTCCAGGCCGTCGTCGAGGACCGAGAACGCCTCGGACACTCCGGGCGCACCGTCCTGACGAACCACGAAACGGATCGCGGTCTGGTCGAGGTTGAACCTCCACTCCCTCGACGTATCGATCGTCATCTCCTGCCGCATCGCCCAGATGTAGAAGGAGAGGTCGCCCAGGATGATATCTCCGCGGGTGCCGAGCGCCGGGACGTTCCGGGTCTTCACGACCGGATAGCCCAGGAGTTGCGGACCCATGCCCGCGCCGAGGAACGTGGTGAACCCGTCGTGATACACGGGCTGCTTATTGTCGTCGACCTGCTTCCGCAGCGAGTTGACCGTCGCCCGCCGGGAGAGGAAGGTCAGCGCGGTGAAGTTCTCGTCGAGCGCCGACTCCAGGTTGAGGAGGTCGTAGAACTTCACGACCCCGGTGTTCGTCCTCTTGACCTCGTTGATGCCCGGGTCGGTGAGGATCCCGGTCATCTGATCGTTCACACCGCTCCCGGAGAGGACCTCGCCCTCAGTCTTGTACTGGAACGCGCGGACGAAGAGCCCAGTGGTGTAGTTCATGATGTTGATCGCGGAGTCGCCGATCAGCTCGTCCGAGAACGCGACGAGGCCGATGAGCTTCTTCGCCGTGAAGGTCAGGCTGTCGAACTCCGGCTTGGTCAGGGTCTTCTCCAACCCCTCGCCGGGGTGGTACAGGAGAACGCCGCCGAAGTACGAACCCGCTGCCTGGACCAACTTCGGGATCTTCAGCAGCAGGCTGGACATCGAAATACGCCACAGTTTGCTGAGGACCTGGCTCTGCGCGGTGGCGAACTCCACGACGGTCGCTAGGAACTCGGTCGGGACGAGAGGACCGACGTCGGTCGTGGACAGGAAGTCCGTCGCCTTCTCTCCGAACACGGACTTGTACTGCTCGCGGGCCTCCGTGTTGTACTCGGCGATGTTGATGCCGAGGGCTGCGACCCTCTGGAAGTCCCCGCCGCAGGCGACGATCTTCGCGAACTTCTGCATCAGCGGAGAGAGCGACAACCAGGGGCCGCCTCCGCTACGCAGTCTGGCCGCCAGACCGCCTCCGTCGACGAACCTCTGGGCTTGCTTCTCCGCCTGCTTCTGGTAGTAGCCCAGGTCGACGATGCTCTTCCCGCAGGTCTCGAAGATGTCCCCGTCTCCGGCGGGGAACAGCGCCTGCTTGTGCACGTTCTTCATTTCCTCCCGTAGTGCCGCGATCTGCGGGATGTCCATCCCCTTGATCGCCTCGAGGATGATCCCCGGGAGGTCTTCCATCTTGATGACTACATGATTCGGTGCTGTCGGTGCCGGCATTTCCTTTTCCTCCGTTAGGGCACGCGGCCCATGATTTTGTCGATCTGTGTCTTGAAGATCGGGGCGATCGCCTTCGCCACCGCCGCGACCGCCTGCTCCCTCTCCGCCTTCTTCCTCGCCTCTTCCGACTTGTCGACCGGCTGGAATACGAGGAGCGGGATCTCTTCCTGCCCCGGAGGATTGTCCTTGCCCGCGTCGCCCTCTGTCCCGCCATCCGGTTCGGGCGGGAGGGCTTCGAGGAGCGGCTTGTATTTCGCGATCGTTTCTTCCGCTTTCCGTATGGCTTTCTCGATCTTGGAAATGCCTTCTTGCAGGCCGGCGATCTTCACTTCGATCTCGAGGATTTGCTTCCCGGGATCGGCTCCTTCATCCACCACCCGGAAGTTCGGGTCCTGCTTGGCGATCTTCGCGAGAAGCTCCGGTTCTGCCTCGGGATACTGCTCTTCCTTGCCGGTGGCCGGCTCGAAGAGGATGCACGTGTGCTTGTGATCTTCGGCCCACTTCTTCGCGGCGTCCGCCGTGAACTTGTCAGCGGAGAAGCGGATCGCTTGGAGGTGCGCCTTGTCATCCTTGATGCCCCATATCGCGTGGATCCCCTCGCCGAACTTGTTGTTCTCCCGGCGCTTCTTCGGGAACTGGCCCGGATCCTTCACACGGCAGGAGTGCTCATTCGCGAAGGGTTTCTCCTCGCCGTGCTTCTCGCATCCCTGCCCGCAGTCCTTACACTCCTTCGGATCCGGGAAACCGAACCAGCGGGCTTCCTCGGCCGGGATCTTCTCGCCCTTCTCCACCTTGTCGAGGAACTCCTTGATCGTCTGGGCGAACGGGTTCGCCGGCACGCCGACGGGTGAGTACTCGAAGAGCTGCCACTTCGTCACGTCGCGGCCGTCGTACTTCCCTTCCCGCAAGAGGTCCTTCGCCTCGTCGACCTTGTATCCGATGGACCAGTTGGGGAGGAAACCCCCCTTCGCCTTTCCGTAGAGCCGCCTCCCCACGTCGTCCGGGAAGAACTGCGTCTTCGCGAGGATCCCCGGCTCGCCCTTGAACTCGTCCACGGTGATCGACAGCGGCTTGCCGACCGGCTCGCTGCCCATCGATCCCCGCCCGTGGAGCAGGAGCACGACTGGTTTCCCCACGATCTTCATCCCCTTGGCGCGCATGACATCCCCGTCGCGGTCCTTGTGCTCCGTGCTGATGAAGTGCTCGAGGATCAGGTTCTCGTCGTCGAACGCCTTCACCTGAGCTTCAAACGTCTTGTACTTGATCGGCATGGCCTGCTCCTTTTTCGAGAAGTGAGGTTTCACGGGAAACAAAAAGCCCCGCGCGGGGCGGGGCCTCGAATACCACTCATCTGCGTGGTAGGCTTATGCCTTCTGGTATCCCATGGCGCATCTGCAGTTGATCGTTTCGGCCGGATCGCTCCCGTTCCCCGGCGCGTCCATCTCGTCTTCTCCGACCGTGAACATCTCGTCAATCGGGATTCCGTCCGCGTATCTCTCCCCGGCCTCGGCATGCGTTGGCCTCACGGCCTCGTCCCCCGCGGTGATCCAGGTTTTGAGCAGCTTGTCCTCGATACCCGCCTGACGGATCGCCAGTACATCGGCCATGTTGTTCGCGGCTACCACCTCCGTCCTGGCGATCAAGGGAGCGCGATACTTGTCGTACGAATCGAACCTCTCCCGGAGCGTATCCGCGATCGCGGAGAGCGGTTCCCCTTCGGAGAATCCCCGGCGAAGGATGACCTTGATGTCGTCGAAGGTCGTGCTGGCAACGGCCTCGGAGAACTGCTCCATCCTCGTCCCGATCCACTTCCTTACCTTGGGATCGTTCACGTCGAACGCGAACGCGACGCCGACCTCCCGGAGGAACCGCTTCCCCTCGCCGTCGACCATCGTCGTTACGGGCGGATCGAGCAGGAGACGGAGCCGCTTCGCCTCGGCCTTCTTGTCGATGTTGATGTTGTCGCCGACGCCCTTCTTCGCGACGTGCTCATGGACCGCCTTCCTGCTCCATCCGTTGTACTGCGCCTCGACCTGCGGCCCGAGCTTGTTCAACCGGGAGAGCACGTCGGTTTCGAGCGACCGGAAGTACCCCTTCATCTGCCCGGACACCATCTTCTCCCAGGAGGCGATCCTCGTGACGAACGACCTCCACTGCCTCGCCCTCCTGCGCGCGGACGCCTTCTCTTCGATGTCGACGCCTTTCGGCGCCGGCGGGGGTTCCGGCTCCTCCGTTCCGTACTGGATCAGGTTGAACGGAATCCATGGGACATCGCCCCACGGGACCGTCTGCCGTCCCTTGCGCTTCAGGTAATCGTTCACCGTGGAGATGAGGTTCGTGATCTCGAACTCCGCCTCCTTAAGATCGAACTCCTTGTCGCCGGCGTCCGGGAGATTGAACTCGACGAACAGCCCGCGATCGTACCTCGGAAGGAGGAACGTGTTGATCTGCTCCTCGATGAGCGTGCATTTCGGACCGATGCATTCCTTCACGAACGTCTCGTCGAGGACCTCCATGTTCGCCCGGTTCGACGGGACCTCTAGGCCGAGCTTCGCCTCGGAGAGGTCGTAGGAGGTCACGATCCTCTCTCGCATGTCCTTCGATATCTCCGAGGTCCTCATCTCCCTGTTCGACCATCCGGCCTTGTCCGCCTTCAGCCCGGAGTGCGTGATCCACGGATCCCCGGACGCTGCGGCGCTTCCGAACTGATCTCGAATCTGCCGCTTTATCTCGTCGAGCTGTTCCCCGACAAGGGGCTGGTCCGTGTGCAGGTGGATCCCGGGAACGCCCATGTTCTTTAGAAGAGCCCGCTGTTGCTGCATGAGGTAGGTGTCGATGTCATACGGATGGAGTTGGGCCATGAGGGGGCTGAACCCGAGCCATGGCGAGGACGGGTTGGGATATTTCATCGCGACGATGTCTTCGCGTGCAAACGTCTCGTTGATGCTTCCGTCGCGGTAGGACCAGGACTCCGTCTTCATGTCCCTGGTCACGTTGGGCTTGATGATGGCGGTCTTCGTGAGGGGAAGCGGCCAGACCTCCCCGGGGAGTCCGAGCCCGTTCCTCGGGAGGTACCACGCGCAGAGGCCGCCGATCTCCATGCGGACCACGGTCTCGTACCAGAGCACCATCTTCGACATGATGTCGTTCGGCCGGCGGACGAGGTCGAGGAACGGATGGCTCGTGACTTCGCGCTTTTCAACACCCATGTCCTTGAGGAAGAGGATGCGCTCCGCCTCCGTATCGAACTCTTTCGCCCGCATGTAGATCGACATCGGGTCGAGGATCTTCCGGCCGCCGTCTCCCCGCAGGGTGAACATCTGGATCGGGCGCATGGCGATGGTCTTGGCGATCTTGTCGATCGCGGTATAGACCCAGCTCTTGTAGGAATCGACAAGGCGCGAATAACTCGGAGTTCCTCCTTCCGTTCCGAAGAACTGGTACGAGAAGGGCGAGGCGAGGTTCCTGGCCGGCCGGATCTGGGCCTTGCTTTCAAGCGATGATTCGATTCCCGAGAAAAGATCGAGGGCCGTCCTCCTGTGCGTGGCGGAAATTATTTTCTCCGTCATTCCCTTCTCCCCCATCTCGTCAGTCCCCCTGTTCGAATCGATCGATTGCGAGCTTTCTCGTGCCGGATCCCACGACAGCGAATCCGGGGGTCGATCTATCGGTCAGCTCCGTGAATGCCCAGACCATTGCATCCATTCGGTTCGGTGATGCATCCCCAGGAATCCAGAGACACATTTCATCTTCGAGCTGCGAGAACTTCCCGACGTGATGGATGCGCCCCTGCTCATACTGCGCAGCGATCGGCTCTGCACGAGTCCGCTTCCCGCGGCTTGCGTGGACCAACTTCACCGGCACGGATGGATCGGCTTGGGCGATGGTCAAAAGCACCATTTCTCCGCCCTGGTTCGCCTCCGCGATGATACGGTCCGCCTTGAATTCGTGGTATGCATAGACGGCCTTCTTAGCCCAGGTGAGCGGGCTTCCCTGGATCGTACAATCTGCCAGGAGATAACCGTCTTTCCCTTTTCCCCCGGCGACGATGATCCCGGCATCGTCCCCCGTGCTGGTAGTCGACGGATCCACCCCGACGACAATGGTGGAAAGATCCGGACACGAGATGACGCGATGAAGCTCAATCACGTCCCGCTTCCAGAGTGCCCCGGGGGCCTCGTTCACGTCCTCGGCGAGGATCTCCATTCGGTAGGCCAGCGCCGTCATGTCCCCGGCGATCTCCCCGAGGGCATTACGGGAGATATGCGGGTTATCCATTGACGTGAAATGGAACGTCTTCCACCGACCGGATATGTCGGACTTCGCCTTCGCGTACATCTTCGCGGCGTTCTGCGGATCGCGAGCCTTGCTCACACTGCGGGAGCGCAGGGAGGGCGGCGTGTAGATGAACACCGCATCCCCGTCGTTGTCCAGAAGCATCGGAGCGCCGACGTTGTCCCAAGCCTCCTCGTCCATCAACTGCCATTCGTCCAGGATCAGGACATCGGCATAATCGCCGCGGAGCGTATCGGCATTCCAGGCGGTCTTCGCCTTGATGCGGTTCTCGGTTCCAAGCCGCTCGATGACCCGCTCCGTTTCGTTCTTGTAAAACGCTCCAGCCTTGATCGCGGCTTCGAGCGCCCGTGTCACCGTCGTCCAGAAACGGCCGATCTGCTCTACGGTCGGCGCTGCATACAGGATTCGTCGGCCCGCGAGAAATGCTTCTACTGCATAAATTGCGATCCCCACAGTTTTGCCACTGCGCCTTCCGGCACGGACAATGATCCGTTTCGCTTTGCAGGAGATGAATGCCTGCTGCTTTGCGTGCGGCCTCGGCAGTCGGACTTCAACTTCCATGTCCCGGTTCGGTCTTCTGGTCCTCGTAGACGACCTTGATGGTTAAGATCCTGCCTTCCGCTCCGGTCACTTCCTGGCGGCTGATCCCGTAGCCGCGGTCTTTTGCGCGAGCATTCAGCACCGCGCAAGCGGCCCCCACGTTCCCTTTTGCCTTGCCGTGGGCGGTATCGATGAGAAGAGATTCAAGATCATCCTTGATGACTTCCCACGCATCATCGGTCAATCGCCTGAATTCCGGATCTTCCTTCCGCCACTCGAAATACTGCGTTCGGCTTATGTCACACGCCGAGCAAGCCTTGGCGATGTTGCCGTTGTGATTGAGTAGGGCGTCGGGGATTTGTTGCTTTTTTTCTTCGCGGTGTCTCCGTCTGGTAGACAGGGACTTTTCACGTGCGGCGGCATCGGGCGCACCTTTTTCTTTTTCGCCGCTCACGCCCTTGCCCCCATCGCCATCGCATTCTGCTTCCGGTGGCGCATCGCCAGGGAGTACGCACGCCTTGTTCCCACGGGGCACACGTCGCATTCGCGGATCTCCATTTCCTTCTCGAACGCCGGGCTGATCCTTCGCTTGAGACACGACCGCTCTCGCCCGAGACGCTTGCAGGAACGCCATGCGTGACCAGCAGGAACGAGCATTTGAGGCTCCAAAAAAAAAGCCCCGGGTGGCGTGCCGGGGCTTCTCGAAAGGGGATAGGGACAGAACGATGAATCTACATCGGCTTATACGTCCAGCATGGGGCCATGAACAGGTGACATATCGGGGATGTCCTCAGTTGCCCATTTAGGCCTCGATGCGCATCCCACCGCACTCCGCGCAAGGCTTCGCCGCGTGTTTCTTCACCCACGCGTCGAGCTCCTCAGGCTTCGCCATCATGCGCTGTCCGAGGAAGGACACCGGGAAGTCGGAGTATTTTGCGAACAGGCGCGATACCGTGCGCCCTGTGATGTTCAGATAGTTCGCGATCTCCTTGCGGCCCGTGAGCCAGCGGTCCTGGTCGGTCATCTGCGAGGCCTTGTATTCTTCTTGATTTTTCCGGTGGGCTTTCTTTCCTTGCGCTTATATTC